AAAGATTTTTTGAAAAAAATTAAAGTTTGTCCCAAATGTCCCACATGTCCCGATGAAAGATGCTATAGTATATCATGAACGAATTGGAAATATCCAAGACGTTCAGTTTTCTTTTCTCATATGTATCTTTCCCAAAGATATTGATGAACCACAGTCCTGATCTCTGGTGGTGCTCAGATCAGGACATACCGGAACATAGCTCAGTGGTAGAGCAACTGGCTTATATCCAGCGTGTCGGTGGTCCGATTCCATCTGTTCCGATCGCGTGACTTAAACGCGACTTACGCATATAACTCCAAAAGAGGCGGAGCCGGCAGCAGGCTCCGCCTTTAAAATATTCAGGTGTCCAACTCGGACACCTTTTATATTGCCAATTTTCATACAGCGTGCACAGCACCAGCACTTACATACTTTAGGCATGGGAATCACTGTATGTAAGTGTTAGCACCTCCTTTCGTCACGGTAGCAATCGGCTGTCGTGTATGGTGCTGGCAGGACTGTATTTCTGAATAAAAGAAAGAAGGTGAGTCTGAGTGACAAAAAAACAGAAGATATTTGCAGATGAATACCTGATAGATCTTAATGCCACAAGGGCTTACAAGGTAGCATATCCGTCTGTAAAGAAGGATGAAACAGCGGCTCAGGCCGGCAGCAGGATGTTGAGAAATGTCAAGGTTGCAGATTATATCCAGAAAAGGATGCAGGACCGCCAGAAACGCACAGAAATAACACAGGACAGGGTTCTAGAAGAGCTGGCAGCCATTGCTTTTGCCAGGGCGACTGATTTTGCAGAGGTAAAAGACGGATGCGTGATCATAAAAGACACGGCAGGACTGACAGAACAGCAGATTAAAGCCATTGCCGGAATAAAAGAAGGCAAGTTTGGTATTGAACTGAAATTGAATGATAAAGAAAAAGCACTGGAGCTTCTTGGCCGTCATCTTGGAATGTTTAGGGACAGACTGGAGGTTTCCGGATTGGAAGATGAAAAGAAGAAACTTGATGACATTCTGGAACAGATGCGTGGTGGTGGATAGTGAGCACTGAACGTCTGGTACTTTCGGAAAAATATAAAGCATTTCTAAGATGCGATGCACCGGTCGAGTTCCTTGAAGGCACGACTGCAGCGGGCAAGACAACCGTCGGTCTGTTTAAGTTTATGTGCAAGGTTGCGGAATCACCAAAGAAACTGCATATCCTGGCAGCAGATGACACCGGAACTGCAGAAAAGAATATCATCAACAAAGACCTTGGCATTTTGGATGATTTCGGAATATTGGCAGAATACAAAGGCAATGGATCCGGAGAATACAAGATGCCGCATATCCTGTTTCATACGTCTTCCGGAGACAAGATTATCTTCGTGATTGGCTATGGAAACAAGAGCAAGTGGAAGGATGCACTTGGCGGTCAGTATGGATGTCTGTACATCGATGAGGTCAATACAGCGAATATTGATTTTGTTCGTGAAGCATCTATGCGCTGTGATTATCTTATAGCAACCCTTAACCCTGATGATCCAAGCCTTGACGTGTACAAGGAATATATCAATTGCAGCAGACCTCTTCCTGAATGGGAAGACGGCACACCGCAGGAAATCAAAGACGAGCTGAAAGAAGAACCAAAACCCGGATGGGTACATTGGTTCTTTTCTTTTGACGATAATGCCGGTCTTCCGGAAGAAAAGAAACAGCGAATCATACAGAATACCCCGAAGGGAACAAAGATCTGGAAAAACAAGATTGAGGGGCTGAGAGGAAAAGCAACTGGTCTGGTGTTCAGTAACTTTAGCCGTGCGCGTCATGTAAAAACAAAAGAATGGGCAAAACAATTTGTTCAGGTTTCGGGTACTACAAAGAAAAATGAATTTTTTATGTGGTTCTCGGCAGCAGTAGATACTTCATATTCGCAGAAGTCACCGGATACGATCGCGTTTTCTTTTCTGGGAATTACAAACAAGGGAAAATGTGTTGTTCTGGATGAGAAAGTGTATAGCAATGCAGAACTGGATACTCCACTGGCCCCGTCAGACACGGTAAAAAATCTGATTGATTTTCTGGACAGGAACAAAAAAGAATGGGGACTTGCACGAAATGCATTTTTGGATAGCGCCGATCAAGCAACTATGCAGGAGTGGAATAAATATAAACGTAGAAATGGCTGTATTTATACGCTTAATGATGCATGGAAACAGATGGAAATCATTGACCGTATCAACGCGCAGCTTGGATGGATGGCTTTTGATGATGAGTCTGGCATTGAACCTAATTTCTATGTTCTGGATACATGTCCGACCTATATCAGCGAACTGGAAACATATAGCTGGAAAGAAGATAAAGACAATACTCCGGAAGATGGACATGACCATATGGTGAACTCTGTACAGTATGGATGGATCCCATACCAGAGCAAAATATACAAGAGGTGAGAGAATGAACCGACTTCAAAGCTTTATTGCTCGGATTTTTAAGATAGAACCGGCAAGAGACAGAACAGTAACGATTATAGAACCACATACGTTCCGGGAAAATGTATTAAGAAATAAAATTTGGTATCGTGGTGACAGTGCAGAGCTAGAACAGTATTTTCAGAAGACTGCAAGGTGGGACGTGGAAAAAGCTCGCTTCTGGGCAGCTCATGCACAGGGAAATGTCAGAAAAATGCACAGCGGTATTGTTGGTACTGTTGTGGATCGCTATAAAGACATTGTTCTGGCAGACATGGATTCTATAGACTTCGGAGAAAACCAGAAATCACTTAATGAACTGTGGGATAAGCTTTATGAAAAAAGCAAACTTAATGATGTAATTGGAGAAGCAATAACGGGAGCTTTGGCAGCAGGAGACGGAGCTTTTAAGATTACGGCAGATTCCTGCAGTGAGTATCCGATCGTAGAGTTTTATGATGCGGAAAACGTGGACTACGTGTATGTACATTCGAAATTGCAGGAAATTAAGTTTTACACGACATATAAGAACGGTAAAAAAGATCTCAGACTGGAAGAAACTTACGGACACGGATATATCAAATACAAATTGTATGATGATTACGGAAAAGAAGTTCCACTAAATCAGTTGCCGGAAACGGCGCACCTGTATGATCTGGGGATTGAAGGCAATATCATGCTTGCGGTTCCTTTGAAAATATTAGTATTTACAAAGTACAAGAACCGAGGTAAAGCCTTGTTTGAAGGAAAAACGGACGTTCTGGATGGTTTGGATGAAGTGATCAGCCAGTGGATGGATGCAATCCGCATGGGAAGGATTAAACGGTATATTCCGGACAACCTTATCCCACGTGATCCAGATACGGGAAAATTGATGCCGGCAAACCCGTTTGACAATGATTTTATTGCTTTGGGCGACAATATGGGAGAAAAAGCAAATCAGCAGGTGGAAATATCGCAGCCTCAGATTTCGTACGAAGCCTATGTAAACAGCTACATTAATTTTCTCGACATGGTATTGCAGGGAATCATGTCCCCGTCAACACTTGGAATCGATCTGAAGAAAACTGACAATGCAGAATCTCAGAGAGAAAAGGAAAAAGTTACTCTTCATGTTCGGAATAAGATTGTTGATGCATTGAACGAAACACTCCCAGAGTTATTCAAACTTATCATGCAGACGTATGATCTGATGTATGGAAGAACACCAGGAGAGTACGAACCAACAGTCAAATTCGGTGAATATGCTTCCCCGGATTTTGGAACTACAGTAGATACGGTAGGAAAAGCAAAACAATACGGAATTATGAGTATTGAAACATCTGTGGATCAGCTGTACGGAGATACCTGGACAGAAGAAGAAAAAGAAGCAGAAGTTGAGAAGCTGAAAGCAGAACAGGGCATACAGGATATGGAAGAACCGGCAGTGAATATGACGGCCGGTGATTTTCATGCAGATCTGGAAGGTGGTGAAAGTGATGAGGGTAAAAGTAGGACCACGAATGTACAGGATGAGCCGAAAGGAGTTCCAGGGACTTCTTCAAATAGCAAAGGAGCAGATACCGATGGGAATTTACGCGGTGGAGAAAGCTGATTATGCGGAACTCCGGCGAGATAAATGTGAAAGCATTACAAAGCTAAAGGAACTGACACGACAGTTTAAAGCACAGGGCTTCAAGGTGTGGTCAAATGGCAAAGATAAACGATGAGTACGATATTGGTGCTGCTTTCGAAGCAATCGAGAATGAACTGATCTCATCCATGATCCGGAACTTCGAAAACCATAAGCAGGAAGAGCTGGACGAAAAGAAATACTGGTCCATGTGGCAGACGGAGATGTTAAAATCTCTGGAAAAGTACAAGCATGACAACCAGAAGAAATATGGAAAGCAGTTTAAGGACATCAACAAACAGATCGAGGCACTGATCAGACTTGCAAGAAACGAAGGTGGTATGAATCAGGAGAAACGGATACTGGAAGAAATCAAGAAAGGATTTCCTGCAAAACGTATTTCAAAAGGCGGCACTGCAGAGTTTTTTAAAGTCAATGACAGAAAGTTGGATGCGCTGATTCAGGCAACCACATCGGACATGCAGAAAGCGGAGACAGCAGTCTTACGTATGGCAAATGACCAGTACCGTAAGATCATATACAATGCGCAGGTATACGCTAATACCGGAGCTGGTACCTATGAGAAAGCGGTAGATATGGCGACAAAGGATTTTCTTTCTGCAGGTTTGAATTGCATTCAGTATACCAATGGAGCAAGACATACGATTGCTGACTATGCAGATATGGCAATTCGGACAGCAAGCAAGAGAGCTTACCTGCAGGGAGAAGGCGAAATGCGGCAGCAGTGGGGAATGCATCTTGTGATTATGAACAAGCGAGGTTCTCCATGTCCGAAGTGCTTGCCTTTCGTGGGTAAGATCTTGATAGATGATGTGTGGAGCGGCGGCAACAGTAAAGATGGCAAATATCCGCTTATGTCTTCTGCAATAGCAGCAGGACTTTATCATCCCCGCTGCAAAGATTCTCATACTACATATTTTCCAGGCATCACAAAAGTAGATCCGAAATACAACAAGCAGGAAATTTCAGAGCTGGAAGATCAGGCGCAGCAGGAAGCCAGACAGCAATATGCTGAGCGTCAGGAAAAGAGATTTGGAAGGCTTGCAGATTTCTCGCTGGATCCGGAGAATCAGCAGAAGTACAAACAGAAACAAAAAGAATGGAAAACTGTTGCTGCTGATTTATCAATAGGAGAAAGCGCAAATATTGAAAATTTACGTAATGGAAACAATAAAGTTTCACTTTCGTATATTAATACAGAGGTTTATAGGCGGAAATTTAATCAAATCACAAACAATACTTCCGTAAACGATGCATTACGAAAATACAGTAAAGCAATGTTGACACATAGAAACGGAACTGACGGAGAAGACTTATATATAATAAGCGTCAAAACCGGAAAACGTTTATTTTCGAAAACAACAGGTGCTAATGAGCTTGGCGTGGAATTGAATAAAGATGAAATCCAAAGTATTAAGCGATTTGCAAAAGATGAAGGAATTATAGCAATACATAATCATCCAACTAATCTACTTCCTACAGGAAGTGATTTTGTTTCGGCTGGTGCGCGAGGCTATGATTTTGGACTGGTAGCAACTCACGATAGAAGAGTGTTTTGGTACAAACCCGGAAGTAAACCTTTTAGAAGTGAATATTTCAACAAGACTGTTGACAAATATGCATCAGAACCATACAATTATGACATAGAAAAAGCACAGGTTAAAACGTTGTCTGAATTTAAAAAGGAGTTTGGAATTGAATGGAGAGAACTGAATTAAATGGTAAAGATGTTATCGTTCATAAAGATATGACACCTGAGTCCAGAGAAAAAGAACTTAAACGTCTTAAAGAGGAAAGTGAAAGTTTAAAAGAATGGGAAGAGTAAATACCACCAGTCAGAAATGGCCGGTGGTATTTTTATACTCATTTTTAAATCTTAAGAAAGAGAGGACATAAAACATGAAATTTGAAGAAGCATTAAAAGCAATGAAATGTGGAAATGTGGAAGTAAAGTCAAATTACCATCATGGGGAGGATACTGGTGCTGGAATCCAGAGAAAGAAACAATCATCATGCGCACCAAAGATGGACAGGAATTGGATATTCGTGAGACACAGAACGTTGAATATACTTTGCAGAATATTCTTTCTGATGAATGGGCTCTTGCGGATGGAACCAACTGCCCTCAGCTTGGAGGAGAAGCAACATTTTCCTTCGGAGAAGCAATCAAATATCTAAAAAGAGGGATGAAAGTTGCGCGTAAAGGCTGGAATGGAAAGAAACAGTATATTCAGCTTGCGACTGGTATTTCTTACAAGACAGCGGCTGGTGAAATTGTGAATTGTGAACACGATGCAATCGGAAATAAGGCAGTGGCTTTTGTGGGAACTTCCGGTGTACAGATGGGATGGCTTGCATCCCAGGCAGACATGCTTGCAGAAGACTGGATTTTTGCGGAGTAATTTGTGCTGGCGCAATGGAGGGAGGTGAGAACGGTGAGAATAAGAGTAATCCACGATTTCAAAGACATTGAAAATAACCTGAAA